GACCAAGAAGCCTTGGTTACTAAGCAGGCACTCACAGAAGTCCAGAATGCCCTAAAGGTCATTGCAGAGACATCCCTGATAAATGACCAAGAAGCGTTAGTTGTTAAACAAGCGTTGACTGAGGTTGCTAAGGCAACAGACATCGGAGCCGATACTACCATAAAAGGTAAACAGGGCGATTTAATTGACAAGCAGGCTCTTACCGAGGTTCAGAATGCGTTAAAGATTGTTGCTGAAACTTCCCTAATAGGTGAGCAGGAAGACCTAGTAGAAGCTCAAGCTTTAGATGTCGCTGCGGATACCACCCTAAAAGGTAAACAAGGCTCTTTGGTAGATGCTCAGACTACTGATGTAGGAGCTGATACTGTGCTTAAAGGTAAACAAGGCGCACTTGTAGACGCTCAGGAACTCAAGACGGATGCAGAGACCACGCTCACGTCCAACCAAAGTTCCCTCGTAGCTTCCCAAAAGACCCAACTAGACGCCCAGACTGCTATTGAAGCTACAGCCGAGAAAGCATTCTACGATGGTGTTGTCGCTGGTACTCAAGACACCTACCGAGACTTTGCCGCAGAGATGCGTATGATGGGTGTTCAAGAGTCCACGTTCCAACAAACTCCTGCGTACAAGAAGATAGAGCTACTAAAGGATGCCGCTAAGCTACGCCTAGTGACAGCTACAGAGACAGGTACAGATGCCACAGAACTCCTAGAGGTCAACAAGGTGATGCGCTTTATTGGTGAGTCTCCAGTGACAGCCCTCAACTCCAACTCCTTGGCTTCTGAGTGTGTTCGCCTACTGCGTGACACCGATACAGAGTTACAAGGTCGTGGGTGGTATTTCAACATAGAAGAAGACGTAGAGCTCACTCCAAGCTTAGTAAATAACACCATACTGATTCCATCCAATATGTTGAGTCTTGAAATAAATACTTATAATACGCGCATCATTACAATTGTTAGTTCTAGGTTCCTATATGATTTATCTGAAAAGTCATATCAAACTTGGATATCCCCCGTTAAAGGTAAAGCAATATATAAGAGGTCACTCAGCGACACTCCACAGAAGTACCGTGAGTATCTAAGTGTTCGTGTGGCCATCCTATTGACCGAGCTATACCCACAAAGCGGTGTAGACATTCAACGTCTCCCTAAGATGGAAGCAGAGCTACGGGCTTACTTTAAAGACCGCGAATTTGATGATGCTAACTACTCCATATTTGACAGCTACGACGTAGCCACCAGAATTGGTATTAACCGTAACTACGATCTTATCTAATGCCCTTAATTAACACCAGTGTTCCTAACCTTATCCAAGGTGTATCTCAACAACCTGATGCCACTCGTTTTGATGGACAATGTGAGGAGCAAGTAAACGCCCTGAGTTCTGTTGCAGAAGGCTTGAAGAAACGCCCTAACACTCGGTACGTTGCTAGGTTGCTACAGACGGCTATTGATGCTGATAGTTTTGTTCACTTTATCAATCGCAGCGAATCTGAGAAGTATGTAGTGATTCACGATGGCACTAAGTTACAGGCTTGGAATATCCTTACTGGTAACGAGGCTAGTATTAATGGTTCTACTGGTGGATACACTCCAGCGTCGGATAGCTACCTAGACTCTATTTCCCCGTCAACAGACTTAAAAAGTTTAACCGTTGCGGATACTACCTTTATGTTAAACACTCGTAAGGGGGTTGCTCTTAATACTACCCACACAGATGAGTTAGCGAAGGAAGCCTTGGTTGTTATTAATCAAGGAGACTATAAAAAGAAGTATCAGGTAAATGTTACTATAAACCCGCAAGGTTCCTCTACATACTCCCAAGCTATTGCTACAGTTAGCTTGGAGAGATATGTATATAATACTTATACTACCTCAGGTTCTTCATGGGCGTCGGGTATAACCATCACTACACACCACACAGAGTATAGGTGGCGCATAACAGGAGTGACTTTAACTGATGACGGTGAAGGATATTTAAATGCTAATGTCTCTTTTTCGTCAAACGCTTCTACGTATTCTAATGCTAACTATACAGCAGTCATTGACGGGTCGGACGGAAGTATCTCGTCTGTAAACCTAAACGGAAGCCGAGGGGACTACGAAGGTACTGGTACTTATTATCCTGACAATTCAGGAAGCACCAAAACGAGGCACATTGGCCCTAACGCTCCATCTATTATTGTTTCTATAAACCCCACTGCTAGTATAAGCTCAGGGCAATCGGTAAGTACAAGTGCCTTCGTATGGTCTGGAACATCCGCAAACTCAAATAACCAAGGTGCTAATACGGATTCTATCGCCTCTTGGTTATCCTCTAATTCAACCAACAGTGGTTTTAACTCCAGTAGCGACCGTCCAATGAATATTGCAGATGGAAACGGTAATTCTATAGACACTTATTTTGATATAGACCAACAAGGAAGCCTTATAAAACTCACCAAGAAGGACACTTGGGATGGAGACTTTAACATATCTACTACCGACTCTCTAGCTGACGATGGTATGACATCCATCTATAAAGAAGTAAGTGCAATAACCGACCTTCCCGCCAAGTGCTTTAATGGTTTTAAGGTTAAAGTTATTGGAGATACTGAGTTAAATCAGGATGATTATTATGTAGAGTTTCAGACTAGTGATGGAGGTGAAATTGGTAAGGGGGCTTGGGTTGAAACAGCAGGCTTTGACATAGAAAAAGGTTTTGATTCTACCACGATGCCCTTCAGTCTTATTAACGACAACGCTGACTCCTTTGTTATATCTGAAATTAATTTTGCAGAGCGTACAGCAGGAGATAATTTATCTAACCCAAATCCCTCCTTTGTTGGGAGGGAGATAACTAATATGTTCTTCTTCAAGAACCGTCTTGGTTTCCTTAGTGGAGATAATGTTATTTTCTCCGAAGCTGGTCTAGGAGGAGAAGATGAAAACAACTTGTTCGCGTACAACTTCTACAGAACTACAGTTTCGTCGTTACTCGATTCAGCACCTATAGACATCTCTGTGTCTTCTCGTCGGGTGACTACATTGGAATCTGCTGTAGGCTTCCAAGACAACCTTGTGTTGTTCAGTCGTACTGGTCAGTTTGTCCTAAAAGGTGCTGATGTCTTAACTCCCAAGACCGTTTCAATTACTCCCGCCACTAACTTTGATTATGACGAAACAGTAGCTCCTCTTCCTTTAGGTTCCTACATCTACTACCCTTTCAAGCGCGGTAGCTTCACGGGTCTCCGAGAGTTTACCGTTAATTCCTCTACGGATAACTACGACTCTGCTGAGGTCACTGAACATGTCCCTGCTTATATCCCTTCAAATTTAGTGCAGATGAAAGGCACAACATCGGAGGACATCATAGCTATCGTCAGTGGCAATGAGACCAACGCTATCTACATCTACAATTACTTCTGGAACAATAACCAGAAAGTCCTGAGTGCTTGGTCAAAGTTTACCTTCGCGGGTGAGATACGAGGCATCGAGTTCATCGAGTCCACCCTCTACGCAGTCATCACTAACAACGGAGAAACGAACCTCGTAGAGATGCCTCTAGAGTCTGGCTTAAAGGATAATGCTGGTTATGTTACACACTTAGACAGTCGAGTGTCTACCACAGTAGACAATGGCTCAGCTACAATCACCCTTCCGTACACCCCAGAGGACAACTCGGTGCAAGTCTATACGACTGATGGGTTAGCCCTTAACTGCACCAATAGCGGCTCTACAGTCACCCTTAGTAGCCCTGTGTCCTCCGATACAGATGTCTGGGTAGGTATCCCTTATACAATGAAGTATACGTTCTCTGAGCAGCTCTTCAAAGCTAAAGCAGGGAACGGTAAGAGTCCCTCTAATGCAGCCAAGATGATGGTTCGTAATGGTTCACTGTACTACGACAAATCAGCTTACTTCAAAGTAAAGGTAACTCCTAAGTTCCGTGACACCTATGAGAACATCTTTACACCTGACGTAGTAGGTTCATCTGTACTAGGTTCCCTGAGCCTCGACAGTGGCTTCTATCGCTTCCCTGTGTTCACCAAACCACAGGATACAACTATCACCATTGAAAACGAGAGTGCTCTTC